CTCAGATTTTTAAGTCCTGAGCGTCTGCCATTCCGCCACTCGGCCGAGTGCGTTTTTCACGGTGTTTTTAGCGTTTTCCGGTTTGCCGTACATCTCACCGTGCGGGAAACGTACACGGCGCACCGATGAAACGTGCAGGCATTGTAGCGGCGTCCTTGCATGTCCTCCAAGGTCACTCCCGAACGGGAAGAAACCCCGCAGAATCCCGCCGTTTTACCGTGCGGGAAAATTAACAGAATGCCACCCTCCCGGCAGCGTAAAATGACCATAGACGGCGAAGTCGGCACCGGTCACGCAAGGAGGCGGCGATGTGGGAAGAAGAAGACGACGACGACATCGAGTGCTGGCTGACTATCCTCTGGGGTTATGCCAGGTCTAGCCGGTTCGCACGACGTAGCTTGAGTTCAGCCGCAGGTTGTCAACTTGGAACTGGCCGTCGCTTGCTACCTCGATTTCGGCGAGCCCATGATTATGCTTGTTCACGCGGCTATACTCAGGATTGAGGTCAGCAAGGCAACCAACCGACCAGCATACGACCTCCTCATGCTTCCAGTTGGGCTCGGTGTGCGTGCTGGTGCGGTGATGATGCCCAACCATCACGCTGGCCGTTGTTCGCAGGAATGCCGACCGGGCTGGCATGGCAGGAACAAACGGCCCGCCGCTTAATTCGTGACCGTGGAAGATGGCCAACTTGCCAGCCATAACCGGGCGACCATCACCAACAAACTCAATGCCATGTTTCTTTGCGCCGAGAATCGCAGGCAATCGCACCTGCGGGAGGTCGCTGATTTCCGGTGCGTGGTTCCACAGCCAGTGATCCCATCGCTCATCATGGTTGCCCATTTTGTACACGATGCGAGAGGCGGGGAACTGCGACCTCAGCCAAGCAAGCCCCTCTCGCAGCAGCTTGACCTCTCGCTTAAAGTTTCGTTTCTTTGGGTTCTTCGTGTAGCGGCTGATCGTGTAGAAGTCGGCAAAGTCACCGTTGAGCAGTAGAACGTCAGGTTTGCTTTTCTTCAGGTGTGCCACCGCTGCGGCCAGTGCCTGCTCGTCGTGGTACGGCACATGCACGTCCGACAAGATGCCGACAGTTATATCGCACCCCAGTTCAAACGGCTCCCATTTCTTCGCCAAGCTCGGCGGCAGCTGCGGCTTCGTGCCCGCCTTGCCCTTTGGCCGAAACAGCGACTTGTCGGTCGTCTTCTTGCGGTGGTTGCTGCCGATCGCGCCGCGAATCCGCCTGATGGTGGCCCGTGCCTGCTCAATCGTACACTTGCACTCCTGGGCAATTCGCTTGGCCAGCGTGCGGTTTGGCGCGTCAGGGAACTTGCGGCAGAGATTCTCAGCTGCCAGCCGCTGCGTTGTCTTCTGAATCATGCTGGGCCTCCTTGGTTTGGCATGTGTAATCGTCACAGGCGAGGCAGCATCGCTCGAGCTGTCCGTGCCGGTATTTCGTTTGAGTGCAAATCGTGTGCAGCGGGCAGCGGTAAATTGGAACCGACTGGCCGCGGTAGCCGCACAGCTTGTTGATGGCGTAACGCCAGATTTCGCCGAGGTGGGTGCAGGGTGTCATGAGTTCGACGGACGCCAGCTAATTGACTCCCACTGAACGTATCCGCCGCCAAAGTTAAAGTTGCCCGTAAACTTGCCAGCCGCACTATATGAGGTATCCCATCGGACTCTTGTTTCTGTTCCGACATAGCACTGGAATTTTTCGTATCCCGGCCCAGGCACTTTGGCCATTTCAATTGCTGGCTCATTTAAGGCAAGGGGGATCTGCAGGCCGGTAGGATTGTCAGAGCTGCGAAAGTATCCGTTCATCCCCCACTTAACCTCAACCAGCTTTTCGCATTTCTTTATACGAGGATCAAGCACGACACCAAAGACGCTGTACTTGTATTCGCAGATTAAATACGGCAGATAACTTCCGGTCGCCGCCGATAAATAGCCAGATGAAATCGTCCGCTGCACTCTGCGTGTCCCGCCGTTTCGGATTTCATACCCGTACATTTGCAGCAGCATCACTGGCACCATTGCCCCGGCCGAGTTGCGAGTCAGCCTTTTTTCCCAGTAGTGGCCAGCACCGCTGCGATATTCTTGGCTGCCGAATTTGAAAATCAATTCATTCTCATACCGTAGCGACATGATGCCCGTCGCCGTTCCGCCGGACGCTGGCACCGGCAACTGCCAGCCAATAATGTCTGTGTATCCTTGGATGTGGATTCCATACAGTCCGCCATAAGGCGTCCCGTTGTAGCTCAGGTACATCGGGGATTCGCTGTCGCAGTTCAGCGTCAGTTCGCTGGTCTTTTTTGCTGCCCTATTTGAAACGGCTGGAGGGTATGACCTTGCGCTTGGTCCAGTGATGTTAGTTACTGCGTCCCAGACCGGGCCGACGGTTGGCGTTGTGTCAAACGGCTCGTTCCACGTAGAGGTGCCTTCTGCACAGCACTCGCAGCATCCGCATCCAAGCAGCGCCATTGTTTAGCTCGCGTAGTACAGGCCGGAAGTTGCATCGAAGTCCAGCGTGAACGTCTGGCCTGTTGCCACGGTCACAAGGTATGAATAATCCAGCCAGCCAATCAGCAAATCATTAGTTGAAGTTTCGTTGTATAAAATCGCGTAGCGGAATGAACCGCTGCCGAGGTTGCCGCCGCTGGCCGTCCAAGTCACATCAGTAGCAATGAGCGTGTATAGACCTGAGCTTTGTGCGGAGCTGGTCACGGTCATCGTCTTGTCGTTCTGCGTGTAACCATTGGCTGTCGATAGCTGGCCGGTAACATCGCTCAGCTGCGTCCAGCTCAGGCTTGGCGCGTTGCTGGTGAGAATCCACTTCAGCGTGTCGCTGCCGAGGTTGTGCTGCTTCTCGTGGACGGCTTCGACGAACGAATAAAACTTTGTCAGTGTTGGCATTTCTAAGCCGGGCCGCTGCCCGTTCCTGTTCCAGTGAAGTTGACGTTGTTACTCTCGCCGTACATTGATGCAGGCGTGATTGTGCTAGTGTCGATTGCGTCGGTCACAGTGCCTCCAGTGCCCGTGCCAGTTCCCGGCTGGACGCTAGTTCCCTCGTCGTTGCAGTCCTCGGCGATGATGTACCATGCACCATTGCACCAGCCCGCAATTCCGTAGCGGTCGCCATTGGCACAAACGGCCGAGGTTGTCCAGTTGTAGACGGTGATGTTCTGGGTGCTGTCTTTGATTTGTTCGGTGGTATTGCTTTCGTTCCACACGTCGCACTCGACGCTGCCAAGCAGGGTGCCGACTCGCCCAGGGATTCCGCCGCTGGGTGCTTTGATGAGCTTGTGCGGAACGCTCTGCTGTATCATCCGCGGCGGCTGTTGCGTGACATACTGCGGGACGGTTGCCCTCTGGCCGTTGGTTCGCAGCCAAGCTTTCCATTCACGCAGAGTTCTGATGTCCTCGGGAGACAATTGCATTACTGCATCCCCAATGAAGCAAAGTCAGCCGGGCGGTAAGTTAAATACCAGCCACACTTGGCAACGCTGTCGCCGCTCGCGTCCGGCGTGCTGCACCCCAGTTGGCGGCCGTACCCGTTCAGTTGAATAGGCCCAGCTGGAGCAACGTAAATTCCGTCCTGGCCTTCGTCTTTTAGCTGGATACTTTCTTCGACTATTGGCTGCTTGTACGCGGTCAGCGAACGGTTTGCCGTGTCGTTGGTAGTCAAATCACCAGCAGTAAATTTCGTTGCTCCGCTTCCTTTGTACTGCCCGCTAAACAGAGCCTCATTGACGCCTTCATCGTTAATCTTGGTTAGCCAACCTCGAGGGTTGTGCATCATTGCTATGCCGCGGCGAAAATACAGCTTGCCATTGCGCCAGTGGTCCTCTTTCATTAAGTCGTTGATCACCACTGTCAGCGGCGGAAACGTGTACTGCAGTCGAATTCCTTCTTGGTCATACTGCGACAGCGTCAGGCTGAACGCATTCACCCTGTCTAGATACTGCTCCCACTGCGGGTTCCAGTCCCGATGCCAGGTCCAGTAGGTCATCCGCTTGTTGTGCCGACGCTGGTTGATGTTTGGGGCGGGATCGTTAGCGGAGTTTACGACCGGGCCGCCAATGAAATTGCCATAATCAAGGCTTTGCCTTTCCTGCAAGTAAGGCGGCGGCGTCTTGATTGCTGCCGTGAACGGGTCGGCTTCGCTGGCATCCGTGAACCCTAGCAGATGGGCGTCCGTTGCCGGTTCGCTGTACTCGTCAAACCCGATGTCCAGCTTGGGGACGATGTCCTCTGGGTTGGATACCGGATTGCCTTCTACGTCTCGCTCGTATTTGGTGCTTGCATTGCTGAAAGAGCAAGTGACTGTGTAAAGGTTTTTTGCATCCCGGTCGCTGCGGCGATTAGGTGCCTGCGTATGGCACCAAACATAGTCACTCGTTCCAGACAGAAGAACGGCCTGCCCAATTTGCGGAACGCCGGATGCAATGCATGCACTGGCGATTCCTGCAGCCGTGACTTGGTAGGTCTCTGTGTAGTCGTACTGCAAAAAGCCGTCTTGGATTCGCTTCGTCAACGTTTGATTGATTAGGTCTGCCATTATTCGACCTTTGCCTCCTCTGATGCTGTTTGCTCGTTAGCCTGTTCTTGTGCCTGTCGCATCCGCATAAGCTCAAGAAACATTTGATGGAACAGCTGCCGGGTTTCCGTTTCGTACTCCGTCATGCCAACTCTGCCAGCGGTGTAACGCTGGCTGAGCGAGTGCATGTTGCTTGATAACTGGTCAAATCTAGGACTGCTGGCAGAAGCAGCGGTCATCGAGAAATTTGGGTCCGCCCTAGTTCCCATTTCAATGAGGTGTGCAAGTTCTTGATCGTCAACCAGCGTCGGTGATGCTTGAAACTCACGCATCAACCATTCGGAGCCGAGAGCATTCTGAGGCCCAGCTGTGGGTGCTTTGTTGCGTGCCCTTGGGGCTTGTGCTTCGGGGCCTACAAAATACCAGTCAATGGTTCGTCCGATTTCTTCGATAGCAGGAGCAAGAGCAATTGCTATGGTTTGCGCAATAGAAGTTAAATTGCGGTCGATTTTTTCCATTGCGTCTTTGGCCTTCGCAACCTTTTCGGCGTCGATTGCATTCACCGCCGGAACGCCAGCGCCCATTCTTTCAATTTCATCGGCTCCAAGTTTCATCATGTTTGCAAGGTCGCCCGCGCCCTTACCAAGGATTTCTTGGGTGATGGCAAGTTGTTTATCGGCTCCCTCAATCATGGCGATGCCGTCGGCAACTTTCAGGAATGCGTCGCCCAAATCCATGTTTTGCAGGTCATCAGCGGTCAACCCAATTTGAGCAAACATCTCAGTCGCTGATTCTGCACCTTCTCTCAATTGCTTTAAGTTTCGGTTGAGTTTTGAGATGGCCGCGTCGACGCTCTCGGCAGAAGCATCACCGGCCATGTCTGCAACTTGCCTCAGTCGCATCAAATCATCAATTGCAATGCCAAGCTTTTCAGCGTCTTTTAGCGTCGCGTCAATGTTGTCGAACTCATGCTTGATGGCGCTAATAGCTTTGCTCACGGTGAAAACACCAACCGCCGCCGAACCCCAGCCACGGATTACCCGGCCAAACTTGTCGCTCCCCTCGGCCAGCAGTTTGGCCGAATTGCTCATTTGCCCGTAGTCGGTCTTGAGCTTTGCAACGGTGTCTGTATGGGCTCTCTTGTCAATCAGCCCTTTGGCAAGCATTGAATCCAAGTTTTGCATTGCCTTTTGGTATTTGACAATTTCGGGGACGGACTCCTCCATGATCTTCTTGCTGGCCCGCAGCTCTTGCCGAGTGGCCATCATGCCTTTTTCAAACTGCTCCGTATTGGCTGTGACAATGTAGGCCAAGCTATGGATTGTTGTTCCCGCCATTACTCAATCCTCTAAAGTATTCGAAGGACTTTGCTGCATCCATTTCGTTTTTCTGCAACGACTCTGGATGGACAAACCAACCGTTGAGACACCCATAGGCCCACCATTCAAGCAACTGCTGCGATGTCAAACCGTCGGCCAGTTCATCTACATCTACACACCCAGCCATGTGAGCAAGGCGAAGATGCAGCATCCGCCTTGGGTTGTGAATTAGTCGCTCGACGTTTTTTTTAGTTTGTCGCCGATGTCATCATCGCTTAGTCCGGCCATGTTCATGGCGACATCAGCCATCCTGCTAATTACCGCCGATGGCATCTGCCGCATTTCTGGGAAGTCTTGGTCTCCGAGGTAAGGCTGGCCATCATCGCCAACGACACAGAGCGAAATAATTTTCAGCCTTGCGTCCATCTGCCTTTGCCGGTTGACTTTCTCGCCCGGCCTAAGCCATGAATCAAACTCACGCACCCGAACGGATTCCGGCAACTCACGCATTTTGACGACGCCGAAGTCCGGCACGTCAACCTCCACAATGCGGGCAACTCGACCTTTTAAGAATTGTTCTCGATTCATCTGCTCATTCCTTGTTAAGTGTTAATTGCATCGAACTTGACTTTGCACGCTGCCGTATCGGCGATGGCGTACAGCGTGACGCTGGCCCCCAGATGGAAGCAGGCTTGCCCGCCGTTAGGCAGCAGCTTGATTGCGTTGGCACCAGCACTGACAAACCGCAGGCTGACAAAGTTAGTGGTGTCCAGATTTGTGGCTCTGACGTAGCCGGGAACCACGTCGCCGAAACTGACGGTTTCTTCGCTGGTGCCGATGTCCTGGCATGTGCTGCCAGCCCTACCAGTCGTTTGCGTAAATTGCCGCGTCTCAGTCGGCGATGTTTGCTTCAGATATCCATTGGTGACCGACATCCCGGTCGTGATACTGATTTCGTTTGCCATTATTCGTCATCCTCCTCTTTCGATTCGACTGGTTCTGAAACGCTGGTAATCACGTCCGGCGACTTGCCAAACTCACTGGCAACCAGCACCCGCACCGCTGTTACGATCCAAGGCTCCTGCGATGCTTGCCAGTTGATAAACTGCACACGGTGATAGGGCGGGTCGCCGGTATAGCCGACCAGCCCGTAGCCGTCGGCGATGATGCTCCGCAGCTGCGGAAACAGCGGGTTGCCGTCTTTGTCTTGCGCTGGATGCGGTGCCAGCCGTACACGTTCTGTCATTGGTGCCTCCAATTAGTTTCCTGCGGTCCATGCTGGCGGGGTGCCGCCGGACCATTTGACGGTGATCTCTCCAGTTTGCACTTGGCTTGTGGCAAGCGACGGAAACTTTACGTTGGTTACCAGTCCTGTGCCTGCGTAGTTGGCGGCAGTGGTTCCGCCAGGTGCAACCGGCCAAGTGATGGTCACGGTTTCGGCCGCGGTGCTGGTTGCATACCAGCCAGCGGTTCCAGCCGGGTCAAACTGGAATGTCAGCTTGACTTCTCCTGGCTCCTCTAAATCGCCAGCCATGTAAGTTGGAGTTGTGCTGGCCAAGTGGGTAATGTCAATTGCTGGCCGAGAACGCTCGCCTGGATCAATCGTCAGCCAGTTCAGCGCACGGCTGCTTGTTCCAAAGGTAATCGTTCCGCCGTGGCCTGTGTCAATTCTCGTATTTGCCATTGGTTAAAACCTCCTAATCGGTTGTCTCTTTGTGAGTAAAAAGGTAATCACGCATGACCCAGTAACGCTTTTGTGCCGAACCGCTTACAGGCGGGTCGTATCCGCATTCAAATCCTTGGTCGTCATCGACAGCGTGTACGTATCCAGAGCCCATCGTTCCTCGGTATCCAAGCAATGGGCAAAGCCTGATTGTCTTGTCTAGTTCGTAGGCTGCGGCGTGCGTGCTGCCGTAGCTGATGACGCTCACTCGGTTGGATGCAATTCCAGCCGCCCCGCCGAGGTGTACGCTGCTGCTGCCAGTTAAGATGGCGATAATTACAAAAGGCAACTGCACGCCCTCTTTGGCGTCGTGTATGTAAATTCGGGCTGCATCGCCAGTTCCGACCAGTGCGGTTATGGCAGACTTGGTTTTCAGGTATGTGCGTAGATTGGTTGCGATGTCCATTAGCCACCTGCCAAAATTATCGCGTTTTCGACGCCTCGCCTGAATGCTTGGTCAGCTTGCGAGCGAACGGCTTCAATGGCAGGGAGCATGAACCGTTTTGCTTGAACCACTTCACCAGTTCTTCTTCCCCAGAGAACGGACTTGTGCCCGAACTCAACCAAATGCCCGTGTGCGCCCTGCGGATACCGCACTCTCACTACCATTGCAAGCACCTTGCCGCCTTTATAGGCCTTATGCTTAGTAATAAATTGAGTGTGCAACGGAGACGAACGATTGTATTTTTTGCGATACCCAGCGCTCCATTTCTTTTTTGTGCCAGTTATCGAACTACGTGGAACTCGTTTTTGAGCTTCCAGAATTACCATCCGCCCGACGTTTTCAAGCCCCGACTGCTGGATCGAAATTTTTACCTGTCCGGCAAGCTTGGACAGCACGTCTTCAAAATTGACTGACTCTTGTATCTCAAGTGCGCCAGCGTATGTCTCTTTGTGTTTTGCCATTACAGTACGACCTCCGTCGTCTGAATCATCAGCTGCGTGTTGTTGTCCATCGCCAGCACCCGGCTCACTTCGTAGTAGGTCTGCGTTAGCGGCTGATAGATTCGCATGCTGGGTAAGATTCCGGCGTAGTAACGCATCTCAATTACGTGCGAAACGGTGGCCTCAATCTGTCTGCCGCGGTACGTCTCGCCGCCGCTGACCGCCGTGATACTGCACGGCAGGTCACGCCAGAGCGTTGTTGCAAACGCCGGGTCGTCGCTGCCTGCAGCAGACGTTTCACGGTAGACGTGGACGCGGTCGCGGTACTGGCCAGCCTTAAGCCTCACGGGTAGTTACTCCGTTTCATGCGGGCCAGCAGGTTCTCATAGGCCTTGAAGCCGCCGGTGACGATCTCATTGCCCATCATCGTGCGTTCCTCAAAGTAGTAGCCAATCAGCAACAGCATCGCCTGCTTAAACATCTGCGGCACAGCGCCACCATTGACGCCGTAGCCAGCCGTGTACGCTAGGCTGATGGCATCCCAGCGGTCGTAGGTTGTCGGCCATGCCGCGTTGCTATTAAGCCAGACGCGGCGACGGTCTGTGTCCAAGCTGTAGAGGCTGGCCGAAAATGTCTGCTGCGTGTTGGTTGAGTCGTAGTAGGTAATCGAAGTGACCGCCGTGACAGGCCGGAAGTAAAGCTGCCAGCATTCCTCGTCACCCGACCAGTTAAACTTTTCCGTGACCGTGCGAGATATAAGGCAAACCTGACAGTCATGCTCCACCTGCTCCCGTGCCTGCTGGATCAGATTCTGCAAATGCTCGTCGTGTGCCGTGTCAGCGTCGGCGATTTCGAGATGCTTTTTCGCTTCGCTCAGCTGCAGCGGTTCCACTGTCGTTGCTGACTGGGTGATCGACTTGTCCGCCGTCCGCAGCGGGCCGCTGATTGAGTATCCGCCCATGTCCAAACCTCACCAAACAATCTGCCACGCCGGGATAAACTTCGATCACGTCTTCGGCCTTGCGGCCGTTCCAGTCACGGAGCAGCTGAACCTTCAACTGCTGGACTTGTTTCATTTTCATTTTTCTGCTCCTTCTTTTCCAAATACTGCTGCCGCCACTGCTCTGGGTAGATGTGCGTCGGTTGCAGGTTCTCGTCGTAAACTGCGATCATCTCCTCCATGTGGCCGATGCGGCAATCCAGATCAACCCAGACTCGCCGCCCAGTCTCACGAAACCGATTCCAGAACCAAATGTCATCGTCGATTTTGGCGTCGGTCCATTTGCCTTGGTCATCCGGCCTGCACCAAAACCACGGCTTTGGCACATCCCGCAGCCGGTCTAGGCGAATCGCCGTCAGCCCGAAATGTGCGGTCGTCACCTCAATCGGCTCGCCTTGGTACTCGACCTGCGTCTGGCCACCGACCGTAAACAGCGGGATTTGCTTACCCCGCTTGCACTGCATCGCTGCAACGGCGTCATACTTTGGGTCGCTGTACAGGACGCTGAGCAGGCGATGAACATGCTCAACGGTAAAGCAGCTGTCGAAGTCGACGGTGATCGCAATGTCGATGCCGTGGTCGATGGCGTCTTCCAGCATCCGCTGCATGCACTGGCCGTAGAACACGCCGCCAGACACGACAATCGGGATACCCGCTTTCTTAAATGCGTGGTCGATGACGTTGCGGCTCCAGACACATTCGTATCTGGGAGCCGTCATCAACGCCGCGACTTTCGCTTCATGTGTATCCATAGCGTTCTGCTCCGCTTTTGGTGACCGTCTTATAATTAACCAACCTTGACGTAATCGGCATTGCTGGTGTTGGCGGAGGCGGCGATTTCCTTTTGCAGGACGCCGACCACCGAGGTTAATACCGGTCCATTGGTCGTGGTGTCCGGTGTGAGTCCGACTTGCAGATACCGCTTGCGGCCATTGAGATCAACGTGCAGCACGGCCTCGGCCGCTGCGGTGTTGTCGATGGTAAAAGCGTAGGTGCTGTTGAACGTGGCAAAGTTGGAGGCCGTGGTGTCGTCCGATTCCTTAAGGGAAACAACAACGTTGGTGCTGTTGGTGTTCAGTTCCGCACCAACAGTAATGCTGATGGTTGCGTAATCGGCACCTTGGCAGTCGAGGTTGGCAGTCCGTGCTGTAGTCACAGCGGTAATCGGAGCGAGCAGCGTGGAATACACGCAGCTTTGGAGAGTCTTCATATCAAGTTCCTTGTCAGGTTTTGGTTGATGTCAGGGAAAAGGAGGGGACGGAAACCCGCCCCCTCCCGACGGTCCCAAGTGGAGCAGAACACTTGGATCACTATGATGCGTTGCACTTCACGCCAACAATCGGGCCGCCAGTGGTTGCGGTTCCGCGTTCGTGGCAGTTGATGTCGAATCGTTCGGTGGCACGGAAGTAGACGCTGTCGGTGTTGAAACCGTAGCTGTTGTCCAGTGCAATGCTGATGCCTCGCTTCTGGCCCATCGTCACGGCTCGGCTCAGGTCGCCAAAGTAGGCGATGAACCTGCCAGACAGGTCAGTCGTCGGAGCGCCGCTGTCCATCGCCTGGGCGAACACGACTGGGAAGCCCATAAACGTCGGACCAAATCCAGCGTTAAAGTTGGTGGCAGTGTTGCCGGTTGACGCAAACGCCAGGCGTTGCATGACGTTGTGGTAGATGCTGCTGTGGCAATACCACTTTGGCTGGATGCCTGGCAGCTGCAGCAGCTTGCCCATCGCCTCTTCAAAGCTGGCAATGGTGATTTCGGCTGGCGTGTCTACGTTGCTTGCAGTCGTAGCCACTGCACCGGCAGCCAGAGCGTTGGCCAAGCCAACGATGCCGCCATAGGTGCTGGTTCCGTCACCGCTGAAAAGGCACTGGTCCTCTTTCACGGCAAACGACAAAGCAACTTCGGCAGTCAGCAAGTCGCCAAGGGCAACCACTGCGTCTTCTGGCAGTTCGCTGGACCAGCTGCTGAACACCATCAGCTTGCGGGCTTCCAGTCGGATCTGGTCAAACGCCAAGTCCGAGGCGGTGACAGCAGAGTTTTCGCCAGCAAAGTAGCTGGTGAATCCGCTGGCCCGGCGAGGCAGCAGGGTAACGCCAGCACCCATTGGATAAACACGGGCTTCGCGGCGAGCCACACCGAACTCTTCGACGTTGCGAATAATGGCCGCTTCCATCACTTCGGGAACCAAATAGCCACCCTTGGTGTTGTCGCTGCCACCCATCGCGGCTTGGATGCCGTGATTCTTCAGCCATTCGGTAGCGCCTTGGTTGCCCTGCACGCTGCGAATGAACTGGCCAGCGATAAACGCTTCCTTTTCTGCGTTTGGCCCAGCATACGAACGGATGCTGCCGATAGCCTTCGCGGACGCTGGAACCTTGACGGCACTAACGTTGATGTCACCGTTGGCGACAACTTCCTCGACTTGCTTGTCGTCGCTGAACCGCTGGCGGGCAATCGCCTTCTGTGCGGCTTCGACCTTCAGCATCCGGTCGAGCTTGGCTTCCAGTTCGCCGAGCTTGCCGACCAACTCGCCCTTGCCCTGAACCTCGTCGATTTCCTTTTCTTCGTCAGCGTTCAAGTCACGCTGGTCGCCTTTGGCAACAGCCAAAATCGCAGCAACGCGGTCGTGCTGCTCCTGAATCGCCTCTCGCAATTCCTTTACAGTCTTCATGGTCATTCCTTTTTTGTGCCGACTGTCAGGCAGCAAAAAAAGAAATCGACTGCGACAGCCGACGTTGTTTTCCAAACGTCAGCCCGTCGAGTCGATGACAACCGAACTCTAGCGGGAGGTTTTCAAAATGTGCGGCGGGAACATCCCACCGCTGGGAATCATACGCTTTCTAAGTTACGAATCAAGTGTCACGGCTTTTTAGTCGTATTGCCCGCAGTTTTGCGGCAATCAGTTTTGGAAACCGCTGCTCAACCGGCGTGGCTGGCTTGGCGGCGTCGAACAGTTCCTGAGGCGGATGGCGGAACATCGACGCCGATGCCATCGCCTTCGGTGCGTCCTTGATGTCGACCACCTCATCGACCAGCCCAATGGCCAGCGCCTCTTTGGCGGTAAACCAAGTCTCACTGGCCACCATCGCCAGAATCTCTTCCCGGCTGGCGTCCATCTTGGCGGCATAGGCATCGACCAGCGTCTCGCTGTACTTGTCCAGAATGTCCGCTGTTTTCCGCATTGCCGCCGCGTCACCAATGGCAATCGTGTGCGGCTGGTGAATCATGACCATCGCCCGCGGTGCGGCCGTCACTTTGAACCCGCTAACCAGAAACAAGGTCGCCGCCGAGGCTGCCAGTGCGTCAACGCTGACCGTGACCTCGCCGCTGTGCCGCCGCAGGTTCTCTACCGCTGCAACTGCCTCATCGACGCTGCCGCCAGGCGAATTCACCCGCACGCTGATCGGCCCGTCGCCCAGCATCCCCAGTGCTTCGACAATCGAATCGGCCCCGATGAATCCCCAGTCCGCTGGCCCAATCTGGCCGTAAACAAACATCTCCCGCGTCTTGTCGTTAATTCGCAGCATCGCACAGCCTCCATTCCAAGTCGAAGTTAAAGTCGTTCCTGTCCGGCATTCTGCTTGGCCGGTAACATCCAAACTGCTCCATGTACGCAACCGCACCGGACAGCGAATTGTCTGGCAGTCCGTCGTAATGCCTGAACCCGTCGGCATCCGTTTCGTGAATTACCCGCTGGACGGCTCGCCGCCGGAAATACGGTTCCATTGTTTTGAGGATCGCAAGGTCCATGCCCTGAGCATCAGTGACCAGCGTCTGAATCTGCTGGATGCCAGCCCACTGCAGGAACTCGCAAAGGTTGATAACCTGCACCTCAATCTCGGCTTGTTCGCTTAAATCCGCTTGCGGGTACATCTGGCGAGCCTGTTCAGTACAAACGCCCAGGCTGCTGCTGACGCCGCCGGTGTTGTAGACCCGCATCTTTGCTTGGCCTGTCGCCTCGCCGCAGGCCGCTTGAACAACATGGAAGATGTTGCTTAAGTGCGTGTTGTGCTGCCGCAGGTAGGCTGCCGCTTCCGGCAGCGGCTCAAACATGAAAAAGCGGTCGTGGCCTTGCAGTAGTCGCAAGGTCTCGGCACAGCCTTTATTCGGCCCGACACAGACGAAGACACGTTCACTCATAGGCTGGTCAGCTCCTTAACGCCGTCAGCACGCCATGCCGCAAGCAGCGACTGCACCGCCGCCACAAACTCGGCAGGTTGCTTGTCAGCTGCCGCCAGCAGTGCCTCCTTGTGACGCTGACAGTATCCGGCCGCATCGCAGTCTTCCGCACCAGCCGTCGACTCGAGCCGCTCCTGCCAGCGTGTGTAAAAGCCGTCGACCCATTCAACGAAGTTCTTAGCCCGAAGTCCTCGCTGCTCGATCCGGTTGCACTCGACGCCGACCATATGCTGCAGCTGGGCCTGTGCGGCTGGCTCCACCGCCTCGCTTGTCGACCTGTCCGGCAAGCTTGATTCGCCTGTAGCAGGGTCCGTGATCGTCGGGTCAATCATCGGGTTGGCAAACTTGTCGCCGCCGTCGTATGGGTTCATGTCCAGCTTGGCCCTCGCTTCATTGGGGCTTATGATTCGATTCATAATTCCTTGCGCCAATGAGTTGATCGTCGTTTGCGTGTCCGTCATGATCAGCGTTTGTCGGTTGAACTTGAAGTAGTACTGGTCGGCCATCTTCTCCCGGTCGGTTAATAGCTTGGACCGGCACTGCATTTCCCACTTGATTAACCAGCGGTTCAGGCACGACTGCAGCTCCGAAATCTGTTTTTGCTCGAGACTGCTGTAGCTACTGCGGGACTCATCGCCAGGCATCGACTCCAGCCCGAACCAGAGCATGATGTCCGTGCGGTTAAACTTCTGCTGTTCGACGAACTGGGCGTCGTGGTTGCTCATCGTCAGCACGTTGGCCGTCACGCCTTCACGCAGCAGGCCGACCAGTTCGCCGTCTTCGTTGTGGTGCTTGCGGAAAGTTGTCAGGAACTCCGACGCCTGCTTCTCGTCACGGAATGAACCCGGCGGAGCTTGCAGCATCATCCGGCCAGTGAATCCTTTTTCCGACTGCTTCGTCGCCAGCCGCTGACCGTTCAGGCCCATCGACAGCGACTCCCTTGCAACGCTGGCAAACGACTTGCCCTCGACGCCGTCGTAGCCGAAGCCTTGGATGTGCAGGACATCCCGGTCGTGAATCACAACGGTCGTCTCTGGGTTGGCGGTCATCGCCTCCTCAAAGTTGCCGGAATAGGCAGCGATGCGGTCGTGGTCCATGTTTGGATTGGTCACGTGGTACTTCTCGCCGCCAACCATGTAAGTCTTGGTCCGGTCAGGCATCAGCGGCAGCAGCTCCGTCGGCCTGCCTGCTTGGCGAATCACTACCGCCCGGCCGTTGCCCCAGCCGATGGCGTGGCCCTGTATCGTTTCCTTCCAAACGTCGGCGGTCTGATAGTCGTTAGGCTGCCACCGCAGCAGGTTCCAAGCTGCATGGCCGATGCCGTCGTCGCTCCCGCCGCCCGGTAGCTTGCGGCGAATCTCCAGCGGCATCTGGCCGACCATGCCGCTAATCTTCGACATCGCGTACCACACGCCAGCCAGTCCCAGCATTGTGTGCGGATTGACTGGCGTCACGCCGTCATCGGTTCCATTGAACCACTTCAGCAAGCCGTTAATTCCGAATCCCATCCGTGCCACTCCGTTAGCCGATAAACAAGTTGCCTGTGAACTTCGACTTGCAAACCATCACTGCCCGCATTGCCATCAGCGACGCCACCGCCGCATCAATCTTCTCTTTGCTGTGCTTCTTGTCCGGCATCACCTGATCGCGGCTGTTGCGGTTGATGCTCATGTTAAGGGCACACCACCGCAGCACCGAGTCGTTGATTGCCGGACGTAGCCGACCTTCCGCCGCCGCATTCTGGAACTCGAGCAGCACTTCGTTGAAATGGTGATGGGCCTGCGGCATCTTCACCGCCGTCAGTCCGGCCGCATCCAGTTCGTCGCCAAGCTGGCTGGCGTTGTACGGGTCAAACGCCACCATCTGGATGCCCAGCTGTTCGCATTCATCCAGCAGCGAATCACGCAGGCTGGCCACGACGTAGCGGCACTTCACCAGCTGGCCGCCATGTATCCAGTGACTCCACGGCTGCTGGGTCAAGTCCCGCCTCGACTCCTCGCTGATAAACGCCCGGCTTCGCATTTCGTAGCGGTAAACCGGCCGCAGGTTTCCGGCAGCGTCTTCCGATTCGCCGACCTTGAACCTTGCCACCAGTCCGTATGCCGCCAAGTCATCCTTGCCGCCCAGGTCCACGCCCGCAGCAATGGCGTCGGCTTCGTCCCAGTTCGATAGCGGTGCGGCGATGCTGTCCCACAGTTCGGCCGTGATGCCGTTCTCGACGCTGCTGACGGTGCGGTTGCAGTGATACCGCATGAAGTCGTGCCGAGCCTGCGGCTTGTTCTTGGCCTTGGTCGCCTGCTCGGCCAGATAGTCGAGCTTCACCGAGACGCCAAGATTTGGATTGGCCTTGACCCAAACGGCCGAGTCGAACGGGTCGTCGGTCTCGTCAATCTCGTAGATGATGCCGAACGTGCTGTCGTCCTGCCAGTCGCCTTTGATGACGCCGCGGGTGTAAGCCAGTTCCTCGTTGTAAATTCGGCTGCGGTCGTTGCCTGCCGTCGTGATCATTACCTGCATCGGCTGAGTACGTGCGGCACTGCCTGTCGTCATCGTGGCATAAAAGTCCCGGTGGTATTCCTGCCACGCATGCAGCTCGTCGAAGAAAACGCCGTGGGGGTTGAGCCCGTCATACGGCCGGTCGCTGCCCAGTGGCCGAAGGAAAGAATTGGTTGCCTCAAATGCCACGTTGTCTTTGGTCACGCTGGCATGCCGCCCAAGGTACGGCGACTGCCGCAGCATCCGGTTTGCTTCCTTGTGAATGATGCGAGCCTGATCCAGCTTGGTCGCACCGATATAGACTTCGGCCCCAGCCTCGCGGTCGGCCGCCGTCAGCAGCAGCGCCAGCCCGGCACAGTAAGACGACTTGCCGTTCTTCCTGGCAACGCTGATAAACGCCCTGCGGAAACGGCGGGTGCCGTCCTCCCGTTCCCAGCCGAACAGGTTCCAGTTAATGAACGCCTGCCACGGTGACAAGTGAAACGGATGGCCGACGAACTCGCCGATTGAATGCCGCAGCAGCAGCGGGAAGAACTGGCACGAACGCTCGGCCCGCTGCTGGTTCAGCCGGTAGGGAAAGTCCGGCGTTTGCTGCCGTGACAAGTCTCGCTGGTATCTGGCCACCGCCGACTTAACCATGTCGCACGCAACCACCGAGCCATCCTGCACGTCGTCGCAGTAGCTTGTCAGGGTGTCGCGATACGCATGAGCTTGAATCAACCGATGCCTGCTTTCATAAATTCAGCAAACGGGTCTTGTTCTTTTTTTGGTTCTTCAACTTTCATGGCGGCACGGTCAATCGGAGAAAGTCCGAATTGCCTTGCCAGCCTGTCGTACTGTGCCGATAATTTAAGGTAGGTCGTAATCAGCTTGACATCGACAGCCGACTGCTCAATTGCTATTTGAACGTCGTTGAGTTGTTGACGAATAAAACTGAGCTGATACAACTTCCCCTCGTCGCAGTTTTTCAGCACGCAGTCAGGTAGTGTGTCCAGCACAATTTGCCATTGCCGCTTGCCGTCCTGACGCAGTGATTCAGGTGGCGACAACTGCAGCGGTGCAGATGGAAACGCAGCAGCCTCAAGACGGGTTGCGTGTCTGTCCTGGCGGTACGTTCCATCCAGCTTGTGCTTCGACGCCAACTTCGGCTTACGTCCTTGTCTTCCTTTGTAACCGGCCATCGCAATAAAGCTCCGCAGTTCGTTTCTGTTCGTCGCGTTTCTGATTCGTACAGTGACTCAAATGCAAAAAAATAACCTTACACAACTGAAGCCAGCGGCCTCCAGCGGGCCACCATCAAATCGCTCAATTTGACTGGGTGGGGGGAAAGGGGGGCGGGTCGTCGTGCTGCCAAATTGTCACACATTTTTTGGCCCCGCTGGGTTGCCACAGCCGCCCGCCCGCCGCAGCCGTCGCAGATTCCAAATTTTGTTTGAGTTGTTTGAGTCGTGCATTTCATTTTCCAAACTTGTGTGCTGCGTCGTCTGCGTGGCGATTTTGATGGCAAGATTTGCAAAGTGAAACTAAGTTTTCGATTGCTAGTCGAAGCTCAGGTGCAACTGTAATTGGTATGACGTGATGCACCTCGGCCGCCGCCGTCGTCCGCCCCGCACCCAAACAATCTTCGCACAGTGGGTTGCTGGCCCGGTATCGCTCACTAAGTGTCCGCCAGTCATGACCACGCCCCGCCTGTTTTGTTGTCTTTGTCCTGGGCTTATAGGTTCCACTGTAGTTGCAGCAATTGCAGCGGCCATCAACCACGATGCCCCTCCCACATTTACAAAAACGCTTACCCATCCCCCCGTCCTTTAGTTATCTGCCGCATACTCAATCACATACGGACCAAACATGATGACGCCGCCTGTGCTGGCGTTACGCAGCGCCCAGCGGTACTGATGCTCTGCCTTGTTGATGCTGGCCGACACACTGAAAGCTACGGTTGTGGTTGTCTTGGTAATGTCTGCGTTGGCGACGGTAACGACATCGCTGCGGTCCAGCTGTTCGACGATGACTTCCAGCGTCAATGCCGAGCAGTTGACGGCCGCCCCGTCCGAATCAACGGTCGTGACCGTGTGCGTGCGTGTCTCGCCAACGTAAGCTGTCAGCGTTGCCTTACCTGCGTTTGCCATTAAACGACCTCCTCTGCCGTCTTCGTCAGCCCCATCGCCGAAATCGCAGATAGGGCTTGCTTGTCAGACTTTGCCATTATTTACTCCAGTTCATTGAACCCGCCGCCGCCATCATCGTCTTCTGGGTCGGATGCTACGACCATGCGCTAAGCCCTGAGTGCTGTATCAAGTGACGCCAACTGACTACGGCTGAGTTCCGCCGATTGAACACAAAGCGAAACAGCGGAATCGTATCCAGCCCCGGCAGTAACGTGAGAGCTGGTCAAGTCGTTGTCGCTGTTGGATGCGTCTCCCCAGACGCCAGAACCCGAACCGCTTAGAACCGACTGCTGCCAGAGGTTGCGAAGCTGCGTCATCGTGGTTGCGGTCAGACCTGCTGCGGTTAGTCTTGCCAGCCCAGCAGCTCCGCTCAGCGTCACGTAATAATTGGCGTCGATGTCAGCGACAAGCGTGCCCAAGTTTGTCGGGTACGCTCCGTTGAATGCGTAGTCGCTGTAGCAATCATCATCAAATGAAATTAGCACGTTATCGCGAACCGTGTAGTTGTTGCCGCCACCGCTGGCTGTCGAGCCGCCCTGAGTCCCGCCAAGCAGAATGCAGCGGTCAGCGACGATAGTATTGCCTTCGATGTTTGGATTCGGCCCAAACGCCAGCACGCTCGCTTGACACAGATTGTTTTCAAACTGTATCCCGTCGCCCCACAGATAAACTTGGTGGACGTTGGTAGTGTCGCCGAGCTGAGCGACGCGGAAGTAGTTGTCAGTGACAACCGCTCCGTCGGTGTTGGCAAACAACGAAAACACGCCAGCACTCAAAACCGGCTGCGTCATGTCGTTGTCTGTGATTGCGATTGAAGTAAAGTTGATTCCCTTGGCGTTGTTGACTGCCCGTGTCGAGGCTTCCGTGATTTCCTGCCCGACGCCAATCCAGCCGGACGTTGTATTTCCGGACATGACCAGGCTGGCAGTGGTCGATGTACCCGGCGACGGAGAGTAGATAAACATCGCGTACCCACTGCTGTTAGTGTAGGTAATCGTGTTGTTACGAATCTCTATAGGTGAGGTTGAGTTGCTGGCGATGATCCGCAGTTGATTAACGACGGTATTGTTATCAATCGTAATCTGTGAGTTTTGCAGTTTGACGCTTGCCCCAGACAATACGGTCGTGCCGCCAATTGCGGCCGTGGAGCTGATAACTGCTCCGTCGATGTCGATATTCGTGATTGAACCGACCACCAGATTCGCCCACAGATTCCATCCCGTTATCGTGCAGCCTGACTGAATACGAAGCGTGCCAGAAGCCGGAGCGTTGATTCGGATTCCCTCTTCGTTGAACACCCGTGCGTGGGTGAACGTGCAATTCCCGGCCAGCGTGATGTTATAACTGCCGGTCGAAGTAAACAGAAAAACGACACGGTTACAGGTTACGTCACAATTCTCCACCCGCAGCGTTGCTTTGGCATTGTCCAGCCCAGTAATAAAACGGTCACAGGCATCGTTGACTACGAACGGGCTTGAAGTTGCCGAGCGAACGAGAATTGACCCGCCATTGTGCTGCGGCACTAGCCGAATATGGTCAGTCGATTGCAGTGCCCCAGACGGCACAACGTTGACGACCAGATTGGTGTTTGCCGTCCATTTATTAACCAGTGATTGATAGGTAGCGTGATAGATGGTCGCAAACGGTGCCGACTGCGATCCGTTGTTGGAATTGCTTCCACTCACCGGGTCCACCCAAAACTGAATCACGCTTTGACCACCAAGCAACATCAATAAACCCATTAGGCAATCCCCCAATAGGTCTTCTGGTTGGCGTCAATGGCGGCCCGGTTGGCAGACTGGTCAGACTTCCACAGAATGAACTCCGAGTAATAGCAGGCTGGCGAGAATGTCGTTCCTAAGTTGTTTGCTAAAAATCGTCGGTTTGTCGTTGTCCAATCTGCTACGTTGGCAAACGTGCCAACAACTCCCGCCTGAATCAAAGCACCGGTATGCAGTGCCGTGTACAGGTCGCCTCGTGTCGAGTAAGAAACGGCCGATTCATTTTTGCGAACACTGGAAAGAGTGAAAGACGTTGCTAATGTGGTGCTTGAGCTAGATTGCTGCGAATAAACCGCCGCAGCCGTCGCACTTACGCTGCCAATAATTGCAGATGACGTTTCTGATGTCGGGATGCCAAACACCCCAAACCAATCGCACGGCGAGTTTTGCGTCACAATCGGATAGGCCAGCCCGATGTTGCTGTTGGCGGTTTGGTTACGAATCGTAACCTTGCCGCTGTATGTTTCGAGTGCCCCGCTGGCGACAATTCGTGGCTGTAATGCGTCGGTCGATTGTGTCGCGTTGGCACTTCCAACTTGGTCATACCACGTTTTAACAAACCCATCGCCAGCAGCGCAAAACGACAACAGCGACGCTGTGTCGATTAAACCGCCAGAAAAGCCGATGTCCTGCTCTGTGCTGTCGCTGGAACGCCGCACACGCAAGCAGCTGCCAGCGTAAGCAGTTCGCAATTTCCGCAGACTATAGGCACCTGCCGAACCAGTGTAGGTATCCAGCAGTGGCGGAGTTGTCGGCGTTGATGCGCTTCCCAGCAGGAGCAACAGTCCCATCTACTTAGCTCCGTATTTGGCTTGCATTAGCTCACCGGCCGCAGAACGCAAACAACAGTCCGTGCCGAGGCTTCGCTGCTGCCCGGCACCAGCTTGACGTACTGCGCACCGCAAAAGACCTCGACCTTTAGCGGCACGAAGTCGCTGGTGCTAACAGTCGCCGAGTAAGCCGATGCACCGCCCACTTCCATCACGGTCGTGAACGTGCTGTTGTCCCAGCTGGCCTGAAACGTGATCGCCGTGCTGGTAATCGTGCCCGGCGTGTAGATGCCGACCAGCTGGTAACGGGTGCAGTCAATCGCCGCACTGGCATCGGTGCCTGACAGGCTGACGGCTTGGTAAATTCGTCCTGGTGCGTCCATTCAATGTCCTCCTACTTGGTTTCCATTTGTTCAGTGATGTCGGCGATTCGTTCCCACAGCTTGTCGCGGTCCTTCCAAAGGTTTTCCCGGTCTTGTCGGCAGTTTGTTACCTCGGCTTTCAGCTCGTCAAACTGCTTGACGAACCAGCGGCCCATGTAAGCCACGACACCGGCCAGCGTTGACACGGCGACACCCAATGCACCAATCAAACTCAAGTCCACGGCAAGCCCCCTATGAGATGGCATCCGGCGTTGGATACTGCATCCCCGCCGGTGCGTAACCGATAAAGACCGTCCATCTGCCTGCTAGTGCCGTCTCGATGCTTTTCAGTGTCCATTCGTGGCAGCCGTCGCCGCTCCAGTTTGCCGACCACGAGTTGATGTTGACCACGTTTTGCGATGGTCGCCGCTGCCAGAACACGGTGCTGTGTCCGCCGCCGCTGCGGTTGCTGTAGTTGTCAACGATCTCTTCGTTGCAGCTGTCGTTCCATGTCAGGCCGGTTTGGATTGGAAGGCCCTGTTCAAGCCAGTCCAGCATTGACTGCAGGTCTTTGAATGGTTTCGTCGTCTGGAGCTTGAACAGGAATTTGTTGGCAGCCGATGCGGGCTGGGCCGGGTTGTAGCGTGACGGATACGGCCAGTCGGATTCGAGGCACATCCCGCTTTGCGTCGCGACCCACTGGCCAGCGGAAAGCGTGCTGCCCTGATCGCCGCGGATGCCGTCCTTCTTCTGGCTAAGGTAGTAACCCGCAGCTCGGCTGAACGCTGCTTTGCGGCCGGTGGCAAGGAAGTAGCAAATCTGAAACACGGTCGCCAGTGCGTGGCCCTGACAAGCGCCCTGCTGCCCTTGGTCCGTAATCGACACGATGCCCAGCGGGTCGGCCTGCGTGTTAAACGTCGGGAACGTGTCCCGGTACCACTTCAGCAGCTCGCCCGGTTCCGTTCCGGTTGCTTCCAGTTGGCCGACGTTCTCGCTGCCGAGTGCCCAGCCCAGTTTGCCTTGCTCTAGCTTGCGTCCGCTCATTGCTTGGCCTCCAGTGCAACAGCAACTTCAGTGAGTGCCTTGAACCAGTCATCCCGGCTGAAACTGCCGCGGCGGCTTTGCTCGGCCTTCATGGCGGCATCCAGTTTGGTCTTCCATTTGCCCCACTGCTCGCACTTGGTCAAATCAGCACACTGGCGGCTGGCAACAGTCGCTTGCAGGTCGGCCAGTATCTTGTCAATGCTTCGCAGAGTGCCGCCGGTGCCAAACAGCTGCCCAGCTGCCGCACGGTAGGCCGCGGCGAACTTGGTAGCGTTGGCCGTGTCGTCCGGCGTCTCAGTAAATGTCAAAAGGCCGACGCCGTAGTCGTTGGGGACGACTTCCGGCGGCGGCGGGGGAGGCGGCGGTGGTGGTGGCGGGGGAGTTGGCGTGCCACCGATGATGAACGTGATCTCTTTGTCGTCGATTCCACGCTCTGGGTCATAGCAGGTGATCTCGATTGCGTACTGGCCAGCACCCGCAAACAGGTAGCTGTTATCGGCAACCAGTTCCGGTTCCACTCGCTGGCCGTTTTGCTTGGCCTTGATGCGAGTGAACTTGTAGGCTGTGCGGATGTCGACAATCACGACATCGCTGACGGCAACGTTGGAGTCTTCGCCGACGAGGATGCGGTTTCCTTGCACCTGCGGATTGGTCACGCCCAGCAGTGCCTTCTTGCGGGTGACCTGCGTCTCGACCTGAGCCGAGGCAAGGCCGCAAAGCAGCAGGCAGGCCGTAACGAAAAAGGCAGTTGTTTTGTTACGCATTACACCACCGAAAAGGCTTTGAGAATCAGCAGCACGATTTCCAGCACCTTGGCCCAGTCGACCTTCGACCAGTCGATCTTGCTCTCGTGCGTGGCCAGCTTGTTGGCGACTTCCTCTTCAATGCAGGCCGCGAAATCGGGGTCACGTCGGCATCGCCGCGCCAACCACCGCAGCCCGATGCGTCGGTGCAGCGGCTCGTTCTTTGCCTTGTCTTCCAGTAGTTCAACGAACGTCATCTTGTCCTCCGTGAATTTCAGCCAGCACGCTGAGCATGCCCGTCAGAATCAGCGCCAACAGCATCAGCCCGACCCACTCGCTGGTCATCGCTTTGATTCCGAATAGTGCGGCGTGACCTTGACGAGCAGCAGTGATTCCAGCATCGGCCACCGCTTGGCCAGCAGGCCGATTCCGGCATTGGCCAGCCCGGTCAGGATGATGATCATCGCCGCCTCAACGGCCAGCGACTGGTCAGGCGTAAACGCCACGCCCAGATACTGCAGCAGGAATGCAGCGAGCCACGCCCAGACGCTGGACGCCGCCACACGCACGAACCTCGTCACCAAGTCATTCATTCAAACCACCTTCGCCGCTGATGCGGCTTGACATACTGTTCGTCGTAAAAACCTCTCAGCCACGCCAGCCGCCGCATGTTTCCGCCTTGACCTGGCGGATGCGGACAGGCCGCTGATGGCTGGCCACTTAAAAACGCTTTTCTGCCCTCTGTCTCGTCCGCCTCATAAGTTAAGAGCGGGCTGCCTTCCGTAGCTTGTTTGGCCATCCGTTAGCCTCCCGCTGTCGCACTGTCTACCGGTTGAGAAGTTGCCGGACTCTACCGGCAAGTCCTGCACGAATCGGGGCTGTGACGCTGTGAACGGTGCCTGCCACGGTTTTCACCTTCTTCTTGGCCCAGACGCTGCCGCCACTGACCACGCCACAAACTTTGCCAGCGGCGTTGACCACTGGACCACCCGAATCGCCAGGAATCGCATAGCTAAACAGCACCATCGACTTTTCGCCGACCGCTGCCACCTTGGACTTAAAGCACCGCAGGCCTTGACCGCCGCCAAACCCGCAGACACGCACATCGTCGCCTTCCGCAGCATCGACGACTTCGAGGACACTACAGCCGCCCGGCATGTTGCAGTTCAGCACAGCCACGTCGGCCTCACGGTCACTGCCACGCAGGGTGGCCTTGTTGGTGCTGCCGTCGTGAAAGCTGACCGTAAACGACTGATTGCCGTCGGCGATGTGTGCGGCCGTCAGAACGGCAGGAGACTCGCCAGCGTCGACGATGCACCCGGTGCCGGTGCCGCCGTTGGTATCGCCGCGGACAACGACTAGTGCCGTCACCAGCTGCGGCTCACAGTCAACGAACTCCCACAGACCAGAATCCTTTCCGACTTGGCCAGCAGCGTGCTGGACCAGCAAGAGAGATACAACCAGAACTGATAAAGACAGCTTGGCGAGATTCACGGATCACCTGCCTTTCATTGGCCGAAGGTACGGGACTTCCTGCCAATAAATTTACGCTGTGGGATACGTGATTTTTTTATCCACTTTTAGTCATTTGGAGATTTTTCCCGAATGCACTTTGCGGACTCGCAGCACCCGTCAACCGGGCAGTAGACGTAGGCAACCGGCCCCTTGCTGCTTTCCACCCGCATCAGCACCCCATGCACCGGACAACGGGGCCGGTTCTCCTTGCCAGACTTGTACTTCACCGGCCGCTCATCCTGCTGCGTCACGTCTCGCCCTCCAGCACTGTTTCGGCATCCGCTCAATGCCGTAGGTCCGTTTAATGTCCCAGTACGCCAGCCGCTCCGATTCCCACCGCCGCCACCACGCTGGCTTGTACCGCCAGAAGACATCGCTGCTGCATCCTTCCTCGATGATGGCCGCCCGCTCGTCCCACAGTTCGATGATGTCAGCCTCGCTCATACTCAATCACCTGCTGCTCGAGCTGCGACACGAACTCAGCCACCTCGCCAGCCGTCACGCCAGGGTTGGCCAGCCGGTAGACCCTCACCGCTTCCGCAATCCGCTGGCCGTGTGCGACCTTTGGATTGTGGCTTCGCCGGTTCCAGCTGCGATACTCAATCACCGCACGCCGTACCACGCTGGCAGGCGGCATGCAGTCACGGGTTCGGCCGACCTTCAGGATGGCGGCCGACAACTCGTCACGGTCGAACTCGCCCAGCACCAGATGCCAGGCGTTGACATCGACCTCGGTCAGCTCGCGGCCGAACAGGCTGAACAGTGCCGCCAGCATCAGGCCCAGTTCACTTCGATTGACCATTGGAACCTCCTAGGAATCCTGCCACGCCTGCCTCCTCCTGAGCCTTAATCCGCTGCAGCATCTCGGCCATGTTCTGCTGCCGCTGCTGGCCGAAGGTGACCGGCTTGGCGCTGGCCTTGCCGCTATTGCCTCGCAGGTCGTTGCGTTCCCATTGGCGAACAGCCGCCTTCCAGTCCTTCATGGGGTTCTTGCCGACCTTCCAGCCGTTGGCTGTGTAGTGGTCCATCCACTCGTGCGGGTCGACGGTGTTGCCACGTTCCTTGCAGTACGCCACCACATCCTCGATTGTCGGTCGCACCATTGAGATACCACTCTTAGTGGTATCTCTTTCTTCTCTTCTCTCCTGTACTGTGGTCACGCTTTTGTCACAAACTTTTGTGACATTTTTGTGACGCAATTCATCAGGTGTTTTGTTGCTCAATTTTTGATTGCAAACAGTGCAGCAAGTCACCAAATTTTCAGCGTTTGTGGCACCACCACGGCTTTCTGGCTGGACGTGATGCACCGACAATTTAGCGCCAATGTACGGACCGACCACCGCTTTTTTGCTAGGGTTCCACTGGCAATAAACGCACGTAAACCCGTCACGCTCGTAGACCTCTCGCCGCACCGCAGCCGGAACGTGATCTTTTTGTTTGTTTGCTGTCACAACTTTTTGTGACATTTGTGTGACACGTTCTTTTTGCTTCCTTCGAGAGGCTGAAATCCGCTTTTTTGCGGACTCGCCCAGCCATCGGTCCCAGTTCGGAAAGCTGATGTAAGGCTTGCCGTCGGTGTCCACGCCATGCTCCAGCCATCCAGCGTCGGCCATCAGCTGCGGAAAGTCCGGCAGGGATGTCACCCTGCCCAGCGATGTTAGCGTGACGTGCTTGACGCAGCCGTCTTGCGACTGGCGTGACGCCCACGCCCAGATTCGATGCAGGTAGCCGACAATGACTTCCTCTCGCTGGCCAATACGCTCGGCCATGTAGGTCACCGCCGGGTCTTCGTACAGGTCCAGCCGCATTGGTATCCAATCACCAGCCATCATTCACCTCCCGTCAGCCTGTCCATTGCCATCCTTGCCACCACTTCAGCCACCTGCGGAACTATGGCGTTGCCGAGGCATCGCAACTTGTTGACTCGGTTTGGGATTCTGGTTGCGACTCGCCCGGCAAATCGCACTAGTCCACCGGAAACCCCATTAACCAGCTCACCCATTGCGGGTTCAGCTGCCCACCAGCCACCGCTGCCAGTGTCGGCGTGTTCCGTTCGTGTTCCGCCGGGTAGCCGCCCTCCTTGGCGTTGTGTGCCGTTGGTGTCGGCAGGAACTTGACCGCTGCTTCCAGCGAAATCTGCTTGCCAATTGCCATCCGCCTGGCTGTACTGTTCTGCGTTGCCCATGGTCGATTGTCTGAGGCGTTTGGTGTCGGCCACCACTTCACCGCATCGTTCAGCGTTATCGACTGCTTGGTCCCGCTCGGCCTCTTGCCTGTTGGCCTGTTCTTCGATACTCGGCCGCCGGTGCCCATGCTTGCGTCGGGTGTAGGCCACATCGCCATTTCCACGGGTGTCGGTGTTCGTCCTTGCCTGGACTTCTCGCTGCGTCCCGTTCCTTTTGCCATCGCTGCCGTTGGTGTTCCGACAGTTATCTGGCAGCTCGGCCATTTCTGCATACTGGGACAGAGCTGATTCGCCGTTGCTGTAGGCGAGAATAAAAACCCTGTCCCGGATATGCGGGGCACCAACGGCGGCAGCCGGTATGCAATGCCACTCCGCATCAAACCCGACCTCGGCCAGCGTCCCGAGAACTCGGTCCAGCCCTCTAGTAAGCAACGCTGCCACGTTCTCCAAGACAACTGCTCTCGGTTGCAATTCTCGAACCAAGCGAATGGCTTCAAAGAACAACCCGCTTCTGGCTCCATCAAGGCCTGCTCCTTTCCCGGCGTAGGAAATATCCACACAGGGAAATCCGCCGATGATGCAATCGACGCGCTCGAGGTTGTGTTGTCCGCACTGCCGGATGTCTCGCTCCCGATGCACGTCTGGCCAGTGCCGCTTAAGGATTTTCGTCGCATAGTCATCAATCTCCACCTGCCACTTGCACTGAAACCCAGCCCGTTCAAAACCTAAGTCAAACCCGCCAATGCCTGCGAACAAGCTCCCAAACGTCAGCATCCCTGCCTCCATCCCTGCGTTCGTGCCCATTCCGCAATCAGCAGGCTGTCCGCATTGGCGTGCGTGATTTTCATAAACGGCCAGCGACGCTGGGCCTCAGCCTTGCTGACGTTCTTGTCGCCTTTGGTGAGGCAACCCATCTGCTGCTGCCACTTCTGCGGACGGACTAGCAGGTACGGCACCTGGTTGGCATCCAGCAAGCCAAGCACATGGCCGAAGCTCTGGCCGAAGGTGAACGCCGATTTAACGCCCATCTGCGGCGAGCTGTGAACCTGCTCAAGTGCGGCCTTGGCCCGGTGCAAATCGAACTGGTGGAACCAGTCGGCGATGTCCTTGCCGGTGCCGTCCAGCTTGCAGGGGCTGCCGTCCCAAGGCGTCCCGTCGTCCCAGATCGCCGACACGCTGCCGCTCTTGCCGGGGTCAATTCCGAAGTAAATCGCCATGTGTTCCTCCGTGTTTCACTGTGCTGTGAAAAGCCGTCTTTGAATGAAAATAGTCCCGGCTGGACTCAAACCAGCACCTTTCCCCTTGTCGGGTTGCGTCTACATTCCGCCACGGGACCGTCGCACATTCACCGAGTGCGACTTCAAGGCCTGTTCCTATTCAGGCCCTGCGGTTTCTCCAACGTATTCGCCGTCG